GCAGTTAAAGTTCCGTCAGGTGCTAAATATCCGCTTTCAAATATATTATTTGGTGCGGTTGTAGTATAGTTTGAATTTGACCTAAAATCTTCTGAATAAGTAACTAAATTAGTAGACTGCGGTTCAAGTAAAAGACTACCCTCTCCGCTATAAGGTACAACTACATCTTCTGTAAGTTCTTTAATTGTTACATCTCCAACAGTAACAGTAGTTTCGCTATTTGCTCTTAAATAAATATTTGGTGTTGTTGAGCCAAAAGTATTTATAATAATAAACTCATCAAAATTACCCGCTACTGTTCCCGCACCACCATTAGAAGTTCTATATCTTATGTTTATATCCCCACTGACATTGCTTACTTTTATTTTATATTTTTTATCGGCTTCTAAAGAAAAATAAATACCAATTCCGCTACCACTTGTTTGAAATGAATTTTCAGTTATAGAAGTAGCACCTGTGCTTGTCCAATCACTTGTAAAGTCTAAAGGCGAAGCTAATTCATCCCCTAAAACATCTTTATAATCAAAGTTTGTGTAATTTATTCTTGGTAGGTCTGTGTCGTCTGTTATTTCTATTACTGATATGTTGTCTATTGTTACATTTGATGAATTAGACCTTATAGCTAATGCATTTGAACTATCTTTTGTAATGTAAACAGATTTTAAACCTATTGTAGTAAATGAAGCGTATGTAGTTGCAGAACCTGTATCGTATATATTACAAACACCGTCTGCAATTGATACTATTTCAAATTGTACTTTATATAATTTGTTAATTGTTAAAGATGCGTTTGTAATTAAATTTCCTGTTGAACCTGTGTGTAAAGCTACACCATCTCCCATAGACCACCCTGTCCCAAAATCCCAATTCTGTCCGACCTCTTTGACTGATATGTTGTCTATTGAGCCTGAAAAACTATCTGTTTTATATATTTCAAAATTATTTTGGTCATAAATTCCATATAAGATATGAGTCCCATTTGATGAAATATATGAGGAATTATTGCTTCCAAAATCAACAAGAATTACACCTGAATCACCATAGTTTGATACATCTAAACTAACTTTAGCATATTTTCCATTTAGCGTGTTTGTTTGTCTTAATTTACCAGCAGTACCACTTCCTGATGTTGCAATTGCCACACCATCACCCATACCCCAACCTGCTTCAAACGTCCAATCTTGACCAACCTCTTTAACGCTTACGTTGTCTATTGAGCCAATAGTATTACCGCTACATCTTATATAAACTCTATTATTAGTCGTACCAGCTTTTATGTATTCTGTATAAGTTCCGATAGATGAATAATATTGACCTGTTGTAGATATTCCTAAATCTAAATAAAAAGAACCTTGTGAAATACTTTTAATTTCAAAAGAAACTTTGTAAAATTTACCAGAAGAAACTACTCCATTTTGAAATAAAGGGTCGTTTGTTGTCCCATCAGCAATAGCTACTCCACCACTAATACTCCAATTTGTGTTTTTTATCCAATCACTATCTGTATCAAAATCGCCATTAGTAATTAACTCACTTCCTATCTGCTCAAAATCACCATTGCTTACTTCTTCGCTTCCTATTTCCTCAAAGTCTCCGTTTTGTACTAAATTGTCGCTTAATACCTGAACGTCTTGTATAAGCCCTTTTTCGTTTACTCTTGTGGCACTTGAACCCCTTGTAAAATCAAAGTCTGCTTCTGTTACTTCTTTTACTGAAACGTTGTCTATTGAGCCTATAAAACCAACTTTTGCGATAAACCCAGTATTCCCATTGTGTCCAGATTTAACACTTATGTTAAAAGTATAATTCCCGTTAGCGGAAACAGTACTTGGAATAGTCCCAGACGCACCAAAAAAAGCAGTTTCTAATACCCCAGAAATATAATCACTAACAGTAAAAGAAATTTTTACAGTTTTATTAGATTCATTACTTATATTTTGATAAAATCCTGAACCTCCCGTTTGCGTTCCATCACAAGATGCTTTACCACCACTAATAGACCACCCTGTTCCTTTAGTCCAATCACTATCTGTGTCAAACGAGCCATTAGTAACCAATTCACTACTTAAAGATTGAACAGGCTTAACACTATTCAATTTGCCATCTTCATAGGCGGTTGGGGTCATTATAATACTTGGCTTTGTGCCTACTCCGTTTAAGAGCTGGTCTGTTACCCAACTGTTCTCGTACTCACTTGCTCTTTTATATAACTCATTTGTTAAGTCAGCGTTTAAGTAAACGTTTCCCCATTGTTCGTTAGGGTTTCCCCATTCGCTTCTGTGATATATCTCTTGTGCCATATTAAGTTGTTAATTCTGTTAATTCTGCATCTGTTAATGCTGTATCGTAATATCTTAAATCTTTGCATTTACCCTCCATTTCAGTTCCAAAACCAGAGCCTCTGTTAAAAGAAAGTTTGTTTAATGAAGTAGGTAAAGTGTTAGTTGTATCAATATCAACCTGTGTCCCATTTACATAAAATTTAACATTTGTAGAATTATATGATACTGCTATTTTATAAAAAGTGTTTATTGCATAAGTTGCATCTACTTGTGTCACATTGCCACTACCAACAACTCTTGCAGACAAATTATTGTCATTGCGAAAATATATTGCTACATAATTATTTACATCATATTGAACACTTACTGCTTTTACCCCACCAGTTCCTTCAAAATTAGTACTTATTTCCGCATATAGCACGCCTTCTTCATCGTTAAATATAGTAGCATCTCCAGCATCTGTGCAAGTTTCTGCAAAGCGTGATGTTGTGCCCTCTGTTTTGATATACGAAGTGCTAAAAGAACCCTCTTCCACTTGAACACCCCATACATAAGCATACGCACTATCTGAAGTATCTGAAGCATCAACAGCTCCATCAGTAGCTCTTGGACTAAAAAGTGTAGCTACTGTAGAATGTGCATCAGTATTAAATGTAGCTGATAATCTTATCCATCCATTACCATAATCTTCAACAGACGAACCTACAACAGTAAAATCACTACCAGCTACACTTGTTGTTATTGTATTAGTGCTAAATTGGTATTTTATTTCGCCTCTATTTGGGTAAGCCCCTTGTTGTCTTATAGCAAAAAAATCCCCCTCGCCTTTTTTAACAAACATAGAAGTGGTTATATCTAACTCTGCTGATGCTGACTTACTTGCACTATCAGTAACATAATTTGCACTCGTTGATGTTCTTTGTACTTTATCTGCATTATATTCTCCGCTTGGAGATACTATTTGGTTTGCAGTTACAGTTGTACTTACTTTACTCCAGACTGCATTATCTATTTGCTCTGAATAAACTTGCCTATTAAGTCTCTGTGGCTCTAAAAGTAAACTTGGACAATCACTATTTAACCAATCTAATCTGGGTGTATCATTACTAACTTCTTCAATAAGACCATCCTCACGCACCCTTGAGGCATAACCATTAGCCCTATCAAAAGTAAAATCTCCACCACCATCACTAGGTAGAATAGAGTATACTTTAGTAGCTTTGTATCCACTTGGTATTAATGCTAACTTTGGATTTGTCATTTCTTTTCTTTAAATTCTTTGTAAAACCTTTTTGCCTCTTTTTCGCTTTTGCTCTCTATGTACTGTTTTAGCTTATTGAGATTTATTTCTTTTACTTTATACTTCATAAAACCCATCCGTTAAACGTTGTGTCTGTATCTGGGCTGATATCCTCATTAGTGTTGCTTAAATACTCTGGAAATAAGTTATTGTTAAAACATAAATAGTCTACTAATCGTGTTGAGTAGTAGTTTGCGTATTCCCTTGCTTTTCCAACTAAATAATCTACCTCGTTTTTGTCTACGTTTTGTGCTGTTTCGCTACTGTGTTTAAGTACAGATTTGTTTGTAATTGTGTATGCCGCAAAAGGTATGTAATTCATCTGCGCAAACCAAATCAATGTTGGCTGAACGAATGTGTTTACCAATGTCAAATAATCGCCACTTAAATTGCCAGCTATAATGTCAGCACTAATCTTGTTGTAGAGGTCTGTACCTAATAAGTTCTGTATGTCTATTTGTTGCGCTACCTTAACAAACTGTAGCATCTTGTCAATGTCTACATTCCCATCAATGATGGAGTTTTTCTTAAGGTCTGTTGTGCTTATAAATAATGCTGTTGCCATTTGTTATTTGTTATAATTAGGATGATGTCCGTTATTAGGCATATCTTTAGGTGCTTTCTTTGCATCTTTCCATCCTCTTGGTTTGCCTTTATAAGATTTAGGTATATCATCAACCTCAACATAATCTTTAATTTTGTCAGATTTTTCTATATACTTTCCGTTTGTTTTTTTCTTTAGCCTATATAGTTGTTCAGCCCAATAATGTCCACAGTTCACACCGCCTTTCCAACGGAACAAATCGTATTTTTTACCCTTATGACCAAAACTCTCATTTACACCCTTATCAGAAGCTGCATCTATATCCTCAATTCTATAAACCATATTACGAGCCATAAGTGCTTTACAAAAAGTTCTTGTATTAGTGCTGCTGTATTTTTCCGCATATCTATAGCGTACTTTATAATAGCTTTTATCTAATACTGAAAAATCGCCTTTGCCCTTTTTAAGGTTTGGTATACTTTCAGCAAACTTTTGTAACAAACTTTTCTTTGGCTCTATTAATTCATTAGCCCAAACATCAATGTCTGTATTATCTTCTGAATATTCTCTTTCTTCGACTAACTCCCATTCTTCGTCTACTTCTTCGCCTTGTAGGTTCTCTAAAATATGGTCGGCTTCGTTGTCTGCTAATTCTCTACTTAACTTTACCCCAGTTTCTTCTTCTTTAGTTTCTTCATCCTCTACGTTTTCAAGGTCTGTAAATTCTAAAGGCTGTAAGGTCTTAAAGTATAGTTTTAAGCTAATATTATTGTAAGCTAATATACTATCAAAGGCATCTATTAAAAGTGTCTGAAACGGTCTAATAACTGTGTTATCCATTAACGTAGATGCAGTCTTTAACTCGTCTGCATTGTTACCAAGTCCGCTACTGTCTTTAATACCCAATAACATAGGGCTTACAATTCTATGTGCTACCATAATCTTTTTACCACTTTCATCACTTAAGAATTGGTATTGGTTATGCGCATCGCTTAATTGTATTGGCTCTATTGTAGCTGCACTCTCTGGGTTGTCATTAAACGCCAATATAAATTTACCAGCATTACTACTACCACTAAACTTTTGATATATTCTATTCTCAAGCATTTGACGTTCCTCTGCGTTTGGAGTTCCGTTGTTAAAATTGATGAGCATTGACGGAGCAAGTCCATTAAGGATGTTGTTTAAATGATAGTTAGATATTTCTTCTTCTAACTCTGCATATTGTAAACCCCCTTGATAGTCTGGGCTTGAATAGTATTTATACCCAGCTCTGTAAGGTTTAACGTA